CTCATCTCTCGCGTAAACTAATACAGCGCGAGCGTAGGTTCTGTAATTATTGATGAAGCCGTTTGTCACTGGTTCGCCGGTCCAACGATTGGTTCGTCGGGACAGCTCGCCAAACAACTTGGTCAAAAGATATTTTTTCTCAAACTCCTTGATCGACAGGTCACCCCATCTTTCAATTAACTCTTTCACTATGTCGATAGTGTACTTTTGCTTTCTCTTACCGGTACGCTTTGTTGGCGCAGCAAGATATTCTTCAGCCACTTCTCGATAGGTCACGAAATTATCCATAAGTTTCTCCATTAATTAAGATGAAGAGACCGACAGCAGTGTTAGATTAACACCAGTCGTCTCTAATCTAAAGCTCCGTCAGCGAGGGACAAGTGGAGCAACGCTTGCCAAAAAGGACGCGAGGAGGTGCGCCCACCCCTCTAGGAGGAAACTAGTGAGTCTCTGTGGACTCTTCGTCCGCTGCGTAGGGGTCAGGCAGCAGCTTGACGGCTTCCTTCATATTCAGGTCCGCGCCCTTTTGGGCAGCGTTCAGCAGTGCTGCGAGCAAATCAATGCCAGCGTTGGTTTGCTGCGCGGTATTGAGCATCTGCTTGCAGGTATCGGAGATGTCATCGACCAAATAAGGCACGTTATCGATATTAATTACTTGTGGTTGTTCACTCATTTTTTCTTCCTTGCGTCATCACGCACGATTTGATATTTGCGGGGTGCACCCACGATTAACGAAGCTTGCGGCAGCATGAAAGACTTCGCAGTCTCATCACCGGCTCGACCGCATTCGGGACATCGGAGTTTTGGTTTGGTGTAATGTGGCTGGATGCCAGTCATCTCGACAAACACATCATCTGTCAGCTTGAGACCTTCATCACCCGCCTTGAGGATGTGTTCACGATGACCCTCGCGGCTTGTGTGAATGTTGAGGTGAGCCTCATGCCTTCCAGCCTGATCCACAACTCCTCGCACCCACACGCGATGATCGAACGTGGACTCCAGGTTTTGTGAATCTAAGTTTTCCCCGCCGTAAAAGACGGAGCCAGCAGGTCTGGTAATTCTTAGCGGCATGTTTTAAATCCTAAAACGGAATTTCATCATCATCGAGGAAGTCATCGTCAGACGATGGCGCTGACTTAGGTTTACTGCCAGACACTTTGCCGCCTGACTCTGTGAATTGTTTAAGATCCATCATGCCGTTACCTATCCAAGCATCTCTCACTTGCAGTACGGCACCGTTATCCGTTTTGACCACCTTTCCTTTCCAGTTCATGCGCGTCAAATCGTTGCCTGATTGGTTCAAACCTTCTTGCAACCAGTCAATAAAGTTCTGCCCGATCTGGAGAAATCCATCGTAATCATGCGCCTTATCGTCTGTCGCCCACGCTTGACCTTTGTCTTCCCGCAACACTTTCAAGCGGTCTAACTCTTTTTGCTTTTTCTCTGGACTCAGTTTGTACAGCCGACCATTTCCGGCATGAACTTCAAAATTACTCATCACACATCTCCGTGTTGTATTTGGACCTGCATTGCGCCCGTGGTTCGTCGGAATGAATCGATAGACTCATCCTTATTTAGCACCTCATCTTCGCCGCCAAGAAACTCAAATGCTTTTCGGTAGTCGATTGCTGGGTTCTTCATGATCACCTTCACGGTGGTTCTGCCATTACTGACAGAGCCTTCATACCGCGTGGCAATATCTTTTTTCAGCGACTCACTGGTCTTACCCAGCACGTCGAGAGCTTCTAAATCGTCACCGATTCTAGACTTGATGTCTGCGATTCTGTCTTGCATCGCAGTCAAGCGATTGAGTTCCTCGTCATGCTTGATGACCTCCGGCTCGTCGCTTTGTATAGGCTTGAGATGAACAGCACGGGTGACCTCGTCTCTGTGCTGCTCCTGAATCCAGTTGTACCAGCAGTGATACAGATCGAGCCTGCTTATGGTTCCCTTCGCTGGCTGCGGTAAATACTTGCGACTCAGCGGCTCAGTCAGGAAATCTTGCTTCCGTTCGACCCGCTCTAATGTGTATTGTGGTTCTGCCGTTTCATTTTTTGCGAGATAGCAAATAAAATCGCACCACTCAGCATCCAGCACTTCCATTTGCATATAGACTTGCATGAGATACATGCTACGCTTTGGCTCAAAAATAGAATAAGGAGTCTTGGTGTATTGCGGGAACGGGCACTTGATCTCGATACATCCGTCTATACCAACGAGACCGTCAGGACTAGCCGCGAGAAACTCATGATCACGATGAACAACCAAGCCTGTTTCTTCAACGGTGTAGCCTTGCAGCTCCTCCAAAAAGATACGAGCAGAATCTTCCATCATCTGACCGTGACCGACCGCAGGGACCATTTTGAATTCACTCTCAGCGCCAGCAATCGCTCTGACTTCTTGGCGAACCAAGCCATCAGGTTTCATGTACGGATGCTTGCCTTCGTATGCAGCGCAAACCGAAGCTTTAATCTTGCCGGCTCTTGCCGCATGCCACTCAGGTGACCCTTGGATTGCTAAACTCATTTCTCAGTCCTCCAGCCACGCTTGTTGCAAAGCAACTTCCAATTTTCCCCATCGTCCTCTAGACCTCGCTTTGCGAGTTCGATCTTAACTTTGTCGTATTTCTTTCGTGCAGCACTAAGAGTTTTCGCGTCGCTAACTTCGCACGTTCGCCAAACCCATAAGATTTTTTCATCTTCTGCTGCTTTTGTTTCTGAAGATTTACTTTGTTCAGTATTAGAAACATCTTCAGAGTCGTTAGCGGCAGGTTGCTCTGCGACCTCAGGCTTCAACCACATCGTGTAGCCCAAACCAAATTCGCCCATCGCTTTGACGCGGCACCGCTGTTTAGCAGTGTTAATATCTGTTGCTGAGGGGGACTGAATTGCTTTGCCTGCGCGATGAACCGGCAGGTAGGTGATGTTTGTGTGTTCGCCAATGGTCATCCGACAGCGAACTTCTGCGCTGCCATCGTCAAAGTAATGACACTCTCGACCACTGTGATCTTCGGTAAACTCCCAACGATACTCTGGGAAAGCGCTCATCATTACTTCGTGCGCCTTCATCCACGGCAAGTATGTCAGCACTTGATCGCCGATAACTTCCGTTTCGGTGCAAAAGGGTTTTACGTTGATATTTGTAAGGGTTGCCCAAATGTGGGCACGGGTAGGCATATCCATGTGTACATCTCCATTAATTCAGAAGATATATTACACCATGATATTTTATAACACTACTTACATATTGCTTATTTGGACTTATATATTAATCTTTTTCCGCTACGAGGGTCACCTTTAAATCATCCTTCGCTATAAGATCTTTTTTCCAATCTTCGACTAGATGCTTGCCGAAAGCGCTTGTTAATTTAGGAGATTTTAAAATGAGACTCACTAATTGTCGGTCACTAATTCGAGGGTTGTGTCTGATCTTTGTCACTAGTGTCACTAAAACTAATCCTTATCTCGATTTAAATTATAACTTATATAATAAATGAGTCAGCTTCAAGGTTAGTACGACTTTCGTTTGTGATATAAACCATCGTTTAGTGGTTACTTTGTGACCAACAAGTCAATGATGTCGCCAATGCTTTCTCTTTTGTTTTCATCGAGATAGAAGCCGCAAAGCTTTGCGAACTGCTTTGGCGTAAAGGTGTAATCGCTTTTTTCTTCAAACGCTTTGACGTAAAGGATAGCGTCAGTCATTTCTTGTACAGTTTTTTCGCGTGAGGTTGGCACCTCTCTTGATTTAAGCGTTACCCACAAATAAATATCAATATTGTACAAGTCGCAAAGCTCAACAACTCGCGTCGCGTCGCTTGGCAAACTACCTTTTATCCATGCTTGAGCTGAAGCTGCGCTGCATCCAGTAGCTTTAACAATAGCAGACGCTCGCCCCCATTCGGGAACCCCAGCGCTATCAAGCGCAGCTTTAAACACCTCTAATCGTTCTTTTCTTTGGTCAGCCATGAAATTTCTCCTGGTACAAAGATCACACAAAGCCTAGCCAATGGCAAGATAATTTCAACAAATGTTTGCAGCTAAGAGACATTACGCCTATTATTTCAACCTTCTAAAGATTTTTTACACATAGTAATTCACAAATATTTATACATGGATTGTTTGGTTTTATATGATATTTAGACCGGCTAATTTAAAGACAGATAATTACACCAGAATACCCAACCTCCTTCTTCGCGGCGGCACCAGCGCCAGCGACCTTCGATCAGACCAAATATCCCCCGAATCCTTAGGGGTTCTCGTCTATCTACTCAGCCATCGTGACGATTGGCAAATTACCAACAACCAGTTATGCACGGTTTTTGGCGTGGGTAACGGAAAGATGACGCGCATCACCAAAGAGCTTGAGACTGCTGAGTACATCAAACGAACAATGATTCGTAACACCGCCGGTCACGTCGAAAGCTGGGACTGGCTGGTCACGGATGTGCGTGGTCACTTCCCACTAGATCAACGATATCCAGATCAAGTTAAGCCAGATCAAGCTAATCCAGATCAGGATAACGATACCCAAAGAACAAATAGTTTAAAGAACAAACAAGGAAAAGAACAAATAAGTTGGCGCGACGATCTCCTTAACAATGTTCCAGAGGGCATTCCAGCTAAGGCATGGACCCTTTGGTGGGATTACAAATTGCAGGAACGTAAAGGCAGAAAGCCAAGCAAGAAAATGATCACCATGATTACGCAAGACTTCATGGTGTTTAAGAAAGACGACTTTGATTTGTTGGGGGTTGTGAGTTTTGCAATCAGCCGCGAGTGGAGGTCGATAGGCAAGCCCGATTGGGATGGTTTGAAATCTTATAAGGGTCACAAAAGAAAGTTGAATTTAATGGAGGCAGTAAGATGATGGACGTAAAGGAACTAGTTAGACATTTGGCACCAAACGCTACGGAAGTGTGTCGCGAGCTGTACACCGAAGGAAAATTCGAGTCAGGCAGATACACGATTGGCAACATTCAAGGCGACAAGGGCGACAGTATGAGTGTCACCCTGACCGGACAGTACGCAGGAAAGTTTATGGACTACGCACTTGGTGAGGGGGGTGATCTGCTCGATCTCATCATGCACCGGAAGAACCTCACTCTGGTTGAGGCGATGGACTGGTCAAAAAAACGGTTCGGTATACGAGACAATACGCCTGCAAAAAAAGTTGTCGCGGCGGAAAAAAAGAATTACACCCTTCCCAAACCACCCCCTAAAAATGAGCATAAAAATCTGCATGAATACATGGAGAAGAGAGGGTTTAAGGATGTAGGTGAAGTCTGCTTTCGGTGGAAGATTTACGAGGCTGATGGTAAGCGTGGACAAGATGTCGTTTTTCCGTTTTTTGAGCCTAACGGTAGGCAGACATTCATCAAGACCAAGCCGATTAACTATGACGGCAATCCATCTACGCAGAAAGACCTCAAGCCAATTTTGTTTGGATGGCAAGCTATGCCAGACGATGCACGAAAGGTCTGGATTGTAGAAGGCGAGTGGGACGCTTGCGCCGCTGGTGAACTAGGATTTCCAGCATTGTCCGTGCCAATGGGCGGGGGTCGAGGCGCAAAGCAGACCAAGTGGATCGCTCATGAATTTGAAAACCTAGCTAGGTTTGAAGAGATATTAATCGCTACAGATATGGACGAACAGGGTGAGTTAGCTGCGGCAGAAATTATGCAGCGCCTGGGAGATCGATGCTATCGAGTAAACCTGCCAACAAAAGATATCAACGAGCTACTCCAGAAAGAAGGTTATGAGAAAGCTAAATGGATGCTGGAGAGCGCATATGAAAAGGCGCGATGGAAAGACCCTATAACTCTCAAATCCGTACTCGATTTTGAAAACGACATCGATGATTTTTTCGAGAACAAGATGGACGACACTCAGGGCTTTGGCAGTGGCTGGCAGAAGCTCGACAAAGAAGACATAAAATTTCGGGAAAACGAGTTGTGGGGAGTGTGCGGCATCAACGGACACGGTAAGTCGATGTGGCTTAACCAGCTCGCGTTAAACGCTGTTGAACAAGAACAGCGAGTATTGATTGCAAGCATGGAGATGACACCCAAATCCACGATGGGTCGAATGATGCGCCAAGCAGCAGGCGCAGGATCGCCACCTAAACCGTACAGGTCGAAGCTGCTTGAGTGGATGTCTCCAAACCTATGGTTGTTTGTGGACAAGCTTACGCCTAAGCCTGAGGACTTGATGGCTTGTTTTGAATACGCCTACCGCAGATACGGCATCAATGTCTTTGTGGTCGATTCCCTCACCAATATGGTTAGGCAGGATGACTATGAAGGTCAACAAAGGTTCATCGAGAAGTTGGTGAACTTCAAGCTGTCATTCCCTGTGACGATCTTCATCGTGACGCACGTCAGAAAGGGCGAATCAGAGTATGCAGCGCCTAACAAGTACGACGTTAAGGGTAGCGGCAGTATCACCGACCTCGCTGACGGATTCATCAGTGTTTGGAAGAACAAAAAGAAAACAGAGCAGATCGAGCAAGCCGAATTGTTAGGCGAAGAGCCTGATGAACAGTACGTCAGGCAATGGGATATGTATTTGGAGGTTCTAAAAAACCGTAACGGTATGTTCGAGGGAAAGGTTGGTTTCCAGTTTGACCCTGCCTGCTGCCAGTACTCTGAACACAAAAACGGTAAGGCGCGTTATTACATCAATTATAGCAAAGAAGGTTAGAGGAGAAACGAGAATGATTATTGAAAAAGGAATTGCAAAACCGGAGGAGAGGAAGTTGGAAACACCGCCAGAATACCGCTGGGTTTTAGGTATGGGAGTTGGTGATTCAGTTCTTGTCAAAAATGAATACAAGGGTCCAGATAACCTTCCGCAGGTTCTGGCGGCTTTTCATTTTCACGACATCAAGTACACGTTGAGAAGAGAAAAGAAAAAGAAACTCGACTGGAAAACTAGAAAGACAGAACCAAGGACACGCGATTTCAGAATATGGAGAGATGCGTAATGAGCTTAACGAATCAAGAAGACTTCGCGAAACAAATACGAGAGGCGGGTAAGGCTGTTGGCAAAGCTGAATACGAATTGTCCCGTGCTGATGCTGACGAGAAACGAATTGTCGCTCAGACGATGGTCATGGCTGAAGCTAATGGCGCTAAGACTAACGCCGCTCAATTGAGAGCCTCTGACGAGGACGCAAATGTTTATGAAGCACGTCTTGCAAGAGGTAAGGCGAAGGGGATGTTGGCTGCGGCTAAGTCAAACATGCTCGCGGCTGAGGTTGAGTTCAA